TTGACTTTTAATAGTTAGTCTTCGTTTACAATATAGATACCGTTGTCTTTAAGATATTCTATAAATTCTTCGTGTGGCAACTTATGTGCAAGCTCACAAATAGTGTAATTACTTCTGGCTTTTACCCACTTTGTTTCTTTACGCAAGCAAGACCATTGATGTACACGAAATTCCTTGCAACGCCATTTTAAGTGAAAGGCATCCGCACACGAATCGCAAATTGGTATCTCCACATAAAAGTCACCCGGATAGCGTTTTCGTCGCCACCACTCCATATCATAGAATACAATACCATAGAATTCAGGATAATCTTTAAATCCATGTTCTCTAAGATAAGCAAAACCCAATCCATTGATGGTCCATTCTGGCGACCTTGGGACTGTATATCGAAGCTGCGATTCTGTATGCGAGATACAGGCATTGTTATATTTTCCATCAATGCCCATAATGTACCAGTCGGATTTATAATAGCCTATTTGTTTAGTCACAACTAATCACATCCCCCGTATCATCACCCAACGGCCACGTGCATCCATAAAATGTTCCCAAATTTTCGATTTTAAAATAGTACCATTTCTTCGTCACGTAGTCATAAATACTGTAGCAAGTGCAGCGGCCATCCGGCCAATGGTTCTTTTTAATAGCGTCAATATCAAGTTCTAAAAATCGTTTGATTTCGGATAATTTATATGAAGCAAAAATATAATCCCATGGGCCACGCCAATGGATAAACCACATGTGCTTTACGAAGTTCGGCCATTCTACAGAAAATCGTTCGACTGGTTTACTTCTGCCAAAATTCTTATATTGAAGAAAATAGTTGCTGATACCGTGTACACCAGTCCAATAATGGTCTTTAGTGCAGATGAAATGAGAATAGTTTTCCCATTCTGGATTTTGTATTTCCCAGTGATTCTTTTCGATTGAAAAATCTTTATTTACCATTTACGTTACCGACTTTTAATGATTGGATTGTTATAGATACTTTTCTTTTGTTTAAAAAGATGTCTGAGATATTCAGGCGTTTGATCTGCATAATAAGTGTATTCTAATTTGCAGCCATATTTTTTATCAAACTCTATTAGTTCTTCTTCCGTAAGAGTGCCATTCTTAATTTTCTCTAAAAATAGTTTATAGTCTTCTGTGAATGTACTACAAAATGCAAAGTCACCCATAAGTCACCTCATAAAAATCTAGTTCTTAAAAAATAAGCTTACGCTGATATTTATTTAAAACATATTGCATTTCTTCTACAATATCAATAACAGCGCACTCTGCTTTATCTTTTTGATATTCTTTTACAGAATCAACATCCATGTCAATATTGATTACATCATTATGGTATGGTTCTCCGGTCAAATCAATACCATAGGTGATCTCATCAAATGGAGCTTCGTACCATTCTCCAGTATTACCGTCTGCGAATCCAAATGTCAGTTCAGTATTCTCATTGTATCCGATTTCGTTTAGTTTGTTGATAAGCTCTACAACTTTCATCTCTTACACCATCCTTCGATTCTCTCACACGCTCTGCAAATTGCGTCAAAAAAGTCAACTCTCGTCTGCATCAGAAACAGTTTGAAGTACGTTCTCCGCTTCTTTGCGAGCCACCAATCGTTGTTTATATTCTTTGTTCGCGATTCGTTCTTGCTCATGCAATTCAAGTCCTTTCAGCCAATAAGATGGACATTCATAAATTTTTTCAAATGTGTTTGCATCGCAAAAGTATTCTCGATCTCTCTTATTGTAATCATAATATCCAATAAATGACAAACCATAATCGCTTATTACAACGTTGTCTTTTAAAGGAATCGGACGTTCATCACAGACCTTGACCCAACCTAGGAAGTCTTCGCAAGATTCGGCGCAACTATCTCTTGTTTGCTTCCTAAAAGCGCATACTTCTTTATGTAGACATTTACTGCAAATAGCCATTTTTTCTCGCTTTCCAGCAGAAATTCTCTGCCCAATCATAAAATAGTTTTGGAATGTCTCGTACACAAGAAACAACTTCTTGAAGCAAGGTATTATTAGGCTCGTCCTCACAAGGTTCTTTATAAATACATTCCAATTTATACTCCCAGAGTTCAACTGTATTATCGTCTTGTGTGCTAATCTTTACTAAAATAGAATGAAGTTTGTCGTTTACACTTACGGAAGCATGGCAATGTTCTTGTTTAAGCGGCCATTCATTTATTTCTGCAAATAAATTAAATGCCATATCGATTGCCATTTCGAATAATGGTTGTTCATCAGAGCATATACATATTCGTTTTATATCCCCATCATGCAGAAGATTTAGTTCCCAAAATTCCATTACGTTCACCACACTTTAAAACATACATTCTTGAAAATAAACTTGCTTTGGCATATTATTTTTCTTTATCGCAAATTCTGCAATACCGATGAAACGGAGATTCGATAATCTGCCAAAATATAGGTTTCCACTTGTGTTTATTAAAGATACGGCTGTTCTCCATAATATCAACCGGATAAGAACTAGAATCACATTCAGGACAGTTGTATTTCAAATCACAATAATTGGCTGGCTTGAACTCTCCAAGAGAATCTGCATCAACCCAAAACTCGCAACCGCAGCTAGAACATCTAAACTCTACTGAGTATTTTGTTTTTTCTCTTTCTTTACCATGGACTTCAATTCGTATAGCCATTTGGCACCTCAATCCACAAAAATCTTTTCTCTTGGAACTGCAGATAAACAAGATGAAACTTCTGTGTTGCATTCTGGGCAAATCGCCTGTTTAACCGGTGAGTATTCAGTCCAATCAAATTCTTTTGGAATTTTCGTATCTTCTTCATCAGCCCAAAATACGCATCCACATTTACAAAGGAATTTAACGGCATATCTTGTTTTCTTTCGCTCATGTTTGTGTTCAATAATCTTAATCGCCATCTGGCACCTCCACGGTAAAAATAGTTTTAGTTGCTTCTTTCCAAGAAATAAACTCAGCCCCAGCAACTTCCGCTCTACATCTATAGCACGCAATCACATTATTCTCAGGAATATCCAAATCAGGATTTTCAAAAGAAGTTACTCGAATCTTAGTTGTGCAACCGCAGTTCTTACAAGGAAACACGATTACTGGATTTTTCAAACTATCAGTCTTGTGCATAATGATTTTTATTCCTCCCACCCACCCATAAAACATATTTACTCTAATTGCTCAAGTGCATATATCAAATACAAAATTAAAGTCTTTGTCTTTTCTTTTGTAAGTGTTGCAGAGCTCAATTCCATATCTGGAGCATCACTATAATATGCAAGTTCAACAGAGCCATTCGAGACTCTTACGCCAATATCTACGTTGTAAATTCCGTCTGTCGCTTGCAGGAAACCGATTTCATTCCCCTCCATAAATCCTCCGTAAAATTTACCTTTTACCAGAATGAATATTTTGTTTTAATTAAAGGTGTTTCTACACTTTTTGCAGGATTTTCCAACATCGCGGCCTTCACCGTGATCTCATCGATACTTTTTTGGAAATCCTGTAGCTTCTTCAATTCGCTTTCGATGTCCAGTTTCACTTCGACATTCTCGATAAAACCCATATCTTCAAGACATTTACAGTAACCAGCAATCTCGTTATAGAAGATGTGGTCGTACTCTTCTAAAAGCGTGTGCTCGTCAAATAGCTTTACTTGCCATGCAATCCCAAACGGAGCCTCTTTCTCGTAATGAGATTCGATAGCGTAATACTTCATTATGTATTCTCCTTACTTGATACCGTACTTGGCCTTGACCTTCTTCAGAGTTTCACTTTTGCTGTGATAGTCATCGCGAGCTGCCTGATAAGCGGTCATCTTCTCTGCAAGAACACGCTTTGCTTCGGCCTCTGCAACGTCAGCCTCCGCCAGTTCTTTATTCAAAACAAATCCGCTCGTCTTAATACCATCAATAAAGCCATCCATGCGATCCTTCTTGACGCTTTTCTCGCCCATTGCACCAGTATCAGTGTTGAACATCTTTACAATAGAATCCTCGACACCGGCGATATTGTAAACATAAAAATACTTAGCCATAATTTAGTCCTCCTTAACCTTTTCAAACTTATAAATTGTGTTCTCAGTCTGGACAATAACATTTTTCTTGTCACTTGAGATGTAATAATCAACAACACAAGATGTATGCATTGTGCCCGGATAATCATGTCCCTCATTATCTTTAATGTACCGGAAACCAGCTGATTCTCCACTCTTCAGACGCACAATCTTCATAGTCATGCCAATCCAAGTAGAATACCAGCCGTCGTTTCGAGTACGGCCAGTTACCAGTGAGATTGCGTTCGTCAACTTGTACTGATTTTCCATAATCTCATCATCAATCGGATTTTTATGAATCAATGCAGCATTCGGCATCTTTTCAATTGTGCGTGTCAAAAGAAGCATGAAATGCATAAACGCATCATGTTTTTCTTCTTCAACATCGATTTCTGCGTACTTGCCCATCCGATACAGAAGCTCGGACGTATCAATCGTCTTTCCCATAAACACCTCGATTACTGTTTACCAGTAGATCCAAACCCACCGGCTCCACGCTCAGTTTCGTCCAATTCGGAAACTTCTTCAAAATCAGCCTGCCAGAACGGAACAACTGCCATCTGAGCAATGCGGTCACCATGAGTAATCATCTGCGGGATGTTAGAATGATTATGTAGTGCCACAATATATTCTCCACGATAATCTTGATCACAAATCCCTGTTTTGTTCGCAGGAGCCAAACCCTGTTTGGTTGCTAAACCGCTGCGAGCATAAATGGCGACATACCAACCTTCAGGCGGAGCCATCCGCAAGCCAGTATGTACCTTAACGGTCTCATGCGGCTGAATCATAATGCAGCGATCACCATTCTTGTTTACCATCGTTGCATCATCAAAACCGATATAGGCATACAGGTCTGCACAAGCAGCATTTGCAGAACCATAAGTCGGCAGATGAGCGTCATCGTGCAATTTGTTGATTTTAATGTTGGGGCGATACAGCATCTGACTCATGCCATAGCCAAGATTAATAGTTGTGTTTCCTAAATCCATGTTATTTTCCTTTCTCTTCTGGAGTCCACCAAAGGACTGGTCTTCGCAAAGCAAAACTCTTATTACAGCCGATTACACGTTGATTGGAACTCCCCATGTACGGCAAAGAGATATCTCGTTTAGATTCGATATATGGGCCATCGACTAACACGTTTATGTTTCGAATAATTGTTACCGTTGTCGGAATAGTTTGATATTTCAATTCTTCTGCCGCCTGTTGAATCAATTCTTCCCATGTATATCCAGTCCACATCCAAATGTCTTTGCTTCCTTTAAACTCGTGTCTGACTCTTATTAGAATTTTGCAAATCATCTCCCTGTTCTCTGGATACAGTGGGTCTCCACCAGTAAGCGTAAGTCCCTGAATATAATCAGGTCGAAGTAAATCTACAATTTTATCAAGCGTTTCATCTGTGAATGGCTGACCACCATTCGGGTCCCATGTGGTAGGATTCTGGCAACCTGGGCAATGGTGATTGCAACCTGCGCAGAATAACGTGGCTCTTACGCCCGGACCATTCGCTATATCACATGGGACAATCTTCATATAATTCATCAGTGTTCCCTCGTGCTTTATTGATTTCGTTTGCCGCAATTTTCGCATCACTTTCTGTGTCATAAATATTACGAATGTAATACTCAAAATCAGGATCGATATTGTCCCTTACGTTAATTCCTTCTAGTTGAATAGATTCTTCTTCTACCGTTAAATTGCCATCTTCGTTAATCATTGCTCCGATGTTTACTCTCTTGATTTTACATTTTTTGATTCGATATACGTCTTTCACGACCTTTTTGTATCCAAGACAAATTGGGCAACGCCACTTTTTCTGAGTACCGTCAAAGAATGTTACATTCACATTCCCGTCGGTATCACATTTATTACAGTTTTTGTCAGCATTCTCTCGCTCAATAACCCATGCAAAGCTTCCGGGAACGTGTTTTAAATTAAAGCTGGTATCCATCTCAAATCACCTTCATCCATAGGCTTGCACATATGATAATAAAAATATTCAAAGCAATGCAGCCATACATTCCGTTCTTCTTGTCGCCTCGAAAAATGTATGTAGAGGTATCATACAAAATCTGTTCAGAGCGAATCACCGCTGCGACGAAAATCAAAATAATATAAGCTTTGGTCATGAGCCAAGCAATCTCAGTTAACATCGATTAACACCTCCTCAACAGGAATAATCTGACCATCAACGTAGTAGCACATCTGACCGTACTTATTATAATAAGGAGACATATAGCCTGCACCTTTTCTAAACAAATAATACATAATGTGTGTATCCTTGTCGTACACCATAGGAGTGCCACCGATACGATAGAACCAGCCATCCTCTATAGTTACATCCCCTACTGAGTCTTTCACACTTGTGCTGCATCCAATCAGTATAATTGCTACTAGAAGTACGCATACGGCAGTATTTTTGAAAATCTTAAACATACTTTTCCTTTCTAATAAAAGCGGAATTCTATCAAAATCTGTAAAAAATTTATTACGATAATACGTTGATTAAATTTAGCAAAATCAGGATTTTTTCTCCTCCGGCAGATACCGCCAATAGTCAGGTTCCTTAACAGCATAAAGAACTCCAATTTCGTGCCATCCAACATAAGAACTCAGAACTGCTGTATCCTCTCTACCATCTTTGTATCTGATCTGGCACTGTACACCATACTTCGGCAACTCAATATTTGTGCTTTTCCAACCGTCGTTTTCTTCCGGCCAGTCAATTCTAGCTCCGCAATTTCCGCAGTATCCGTTCTGGTTTCCATCTTCGTTATAAAGGTACTCACCACTGCCACAGCACTGACAGGAGACGATACCATCTTCTGTAAAAGGATTGTTAATCATTTTTAGCCTCGATTTTTTTCCATCCAATGAAATCACAAATACAAAGCTTCTCTGGATCGCACCGATGAAGCAGGAATTTGTTCTGTCCAGAAAGCCTAGACCCGCTAGACATTTCAACGGGTTTACACCCATCTTCAAACATTCCTGAAAGAGTCCATTTCTCAGCAATAGATAAATCAACATCATTTTTAATGATATCGCGATTGCATCCACGGCATTTAAAGATTTTTACGTATTTCTTTTCCATATCAATTACTCCTGTGGATCATCGGGCAAAAACATCCAACGAGTTGGCTCTACACGACACCAATTACGGTCAACAATATCATACCAGCGCCCATTCTCGTGATAAAATACTACCGCCTTCCCCATTTCTGGGTCATAAGCAAGAACAGGCTCGCTTTCACAAGTCTTTGGATTAGTTTTGGGCAAATCTTCTTTTACGCTAATCCACGAATCACTGCCAAAGGTTTCTGCTGGGAAAGTCTTGCAGAATACGCCTTGTTCGTTTTTCAAAAGAATACGTTCAGCCTGATTGAATACATCATCAGGAACAGAAAGTTCAATTGTTCCGTTGTTTTTCTTTGCAATTACGTTAATAATGAACTCATCCGCATCCATATTAGCCAGCCTTCTCTTTCTCTTTGTCATCAAAAAAAGATTCGTAATCAAACCACTGATCTTTGATGATATTACCGATGATTTTCACAGATTCTCCTCTTTTGATAGCTGCACGGATATATTTTCCTTTTAGTGATTCAAGTTCAGAACAATCAACAACATCTAAAATCCTTACGATAGCTTCAGCTCCGCCTTCATAACCTTCAAAATTTGCGTCATTCCCATCTTTAATAGACTCTCCGTTGATGTAGTATTTTCTACCGATAGAAGGGCCCATGTAATTTACTCCCCATCCATCACCTTCTAAAGTGAGTGAAAGAGAAAGCCATCCGTAATCTTTTATTCCAAAAGATACATTTTTAATGTATGCGTTTCTTAGCTCGTATCCATTGGCTTCAAGAAGATCTTTTGTCAATTTCTTCATATTTGCACCTCACAAAACGGCACTTTTATCAAGGTTCATTTTCCCTCTCTATAATGCCGGACATTTCCATAATTTCAAAGAAATCATCCATTAAAGCTTCTGCCATCTTTCTGGAGATTTTAGGAAGTTTTAAACCGAAATCCTTGAATGCACAATTAAGGCAACCCCAAGGCGCTAGAACAAATTTTTCATCATCGTCTTTGGAATTGATGTTTTCATAGATAACGCTATCGTCTTCCACCTCAGCCACCTGCCTTTTCTGCGTTGTGAATCATGCAGTTCATGTTAGGATGCGCCTTCTCAAAGCGATGATGTGCCTTATTCATAGCGTCATTCTGATCCTGCGCCTTTACCATATATGTATTGAATGCCTGATTCCCATCATCGTAATACATTACTTCAACAGACCAATAATCCATATAGCTCCTTTCATGCCACCACACCCACCCTACTAGTTTATTTATTTACCTCGGCTACCTTTGATAAAACATTCAAGCAAAATCAGTATCAGCCAGATACCGGTTGCTACTTTGATGGTAAACATAATATTCAGCAGCTTAAAAATCAGCCAGATAATACCGATCGTGGTAATCCACGAGATAAAATATGTAGCCACAAAAATCAGAATGATTCCAAGAAAAGAACCAAGTGCCTTAAAGAATTTCTTCCATGCGTTTATGTTAATCACCTTCTTTCAAAAATTTTCATTTTATAGTTCCTTTTTAATGCACTGGTTGGTCAGTTTCTTGTACACATCCTCATACAGTTCCTGTTTATCACCGTTGTAGGTGTACTCAGCATAGATACCGTCACCGCTGACGGTGGTAGAAAGCAGCGCCTTGTAGTTCTGGAGCGTCTTGCAACTCCAAACCACAAAGACGTTCTCCAGCGTAATTTTATTGGACATATGATCGTTATACCACTTAACCAGTGCGTTCTTACAAACGCTCTCGTAATGTACCATACCTGTAATAATCATAATTAAGCCTCCTTTTTGAACACGAATGTAATCCAATAGATGTTATTTACTCACCCTTGGTGACGACTGTATCAGCACCCTGTACGGTAACCCAGCCATGCTTCAGACGAGCTTCTGCTTCCTTCATCTGAATCAACTCAGGAGTAATAGACTCGGAAAGCACCTTATTCGCATCAGCATCGGCCTGTGCTTCAATCATCTTAACGTCAGCTTCCGTCTGTGCCTTAACCTTATCAGTCTCCGCCTGAGCCAGAGCGGTCTGCTTATTCAGCTCTGCAATCTCTGCGTCCTGCTTTGCCTGCTCCTTTGCGCGAATTTTCTGCATCAGGGTATCATCAGGCTGTGCGTCAACAATCAGTGCGGAAGAAACATTGATACCATATTCTGCGGTCAGCTTCTCATTCAAATAGTCAGTGATTGCAGTATTAACACCTGCACGGTCATCAGAATAAATCTGCATGACACTGAACTGAGGAGTAACTTCCTTGACGTAAGCAATAATATCGTTCTGAATCTTGCTCTCCATCAGGCTCTCGCCATCCATGCCACCAAACTTAGTATACAGTTCAACAACATGCTCTGGCAGGAAGTTATAATTGACAGTCAGGTTGATTGCAATCGTACCGCCATTTGCAGGAGCGTCGATATGCCAGTCTGCGTGTTCCTTTGCGCCATAGTCAGACGGAGCATTAGAAAATACCACTCGCTGCTGAGTAATCGGAAACTCAGACACATGCTTTAGAGGACTCATAAAATGCCAGCCCTGAGAAATAGTTTGCTGCTCGACTCCCTTCGCGGAATAAACAACACCAACATAACCAGTATGCACTCGCTCGGTACAAATCACCGCACCAACCGCAACGAGGAATGCAACAAAAATTGCCATAAATTTCTTCATAAATATCTCCTCAATCTTTGTAGTTGTCTTTTAGAATGTAATAGGAGATAACCCATACAATCACAAAGAAAACAATAATTTCTTTCATAAACAATCCCACCAACCCACCACTTATATTCAAATTTTACTTCATACTCTCTTCGAGTTCTTTGTAGCTGATTCCACTTGTCAACCCCGGAGACTCTTCACTATCCGTTCCTTTGAAATGCGCTCCAATAACACTAGGATGCAAATATTCAATCATTGCAAAATTAGCAACATCAATGAGCCATTCTGTATTTCCTGTCTCTAAATACTTTTTGACTCTTGGATAAATTTCCTTTACAGCTTGAGCCAAGTCTGGATATGTTTGATTCATCCAACCATATTTATAATGAGATACTAAAATACGATTCTGCATCTTTTTAACAAAATCATTATCCCAATCTCGCTCTAAAATCTGTTGTGTAGTATCCATATTTCATTCTTTGTTTAGTTGTCGCTCAAATGAACCACTCGATCTCGAATTTCCTGAGTGCGCCCCTGATTCCAAAAATTGGTTCCCAGGTAACCGCATGTACGTCTTACAACATTCATTTTGTTCTGGTCACGATTACCGCAATTCGGGCACTCCCATACAAGCTTGTGGTTTTTCTCATCTTCTACAATTTTAATTTCGCCATCGTAGCCGCAGCACTGGCAGTAGTCCGACTTTGTGTTTAGCTCTGCATACATGATGTTGTCGTAAATGAACTGCATAACACTAAGCACCGCAGGAATGTTCTGCTGCAGATTTGGCACCTCGATATAGCTAATCGCTCCTCCGGGAGAAAGCTTCTGGAACTCGCTCTCAAACTTTAGTTTAGTGAAAGCGTCGATATGTTCACGGACAACGACATGATAAGAATTTGTTACGTAGTCATGGTCAGTAACATCTGGAATCATACCGAACCGCTTCTGCAAGCAACGTGCAAATTCATATGTAGTGGACTCCAAAGGAGTACCATACAGGGAGTAATCGATGTTTTCAGCGGCCTTCCACTCGTTACACTTATCATTCATGTGCTGCATAATTTCGAGAGCGAAAGGTTTAGCATCAGGATTGGTGTGGCTCTTGCCGGTCATATACTTCACACACTCATACAGACCGGCATAACCCAGGCTGATGGTGGAGTAGCCGCCAAATAGCAACTTGTCGATCTTCTCGCCCTTCTTTAGACGAGCTAATGCACCGTACTGCCACAGGATAGGGGCCATATCAGAAGGAGTGCCGAGTAGACGCTTGTGACGAATCTGTAGAGCTCGATGACACAATTCGAGTCGTTCATCGAAGATTTTCCAGAATTTATCCTTGTCCCCTTCTGAACTGCAAGCCACATCTACCAGATTGATAGTGACCACACCCTGGTTAAAGCGGCCATAATACTTATGCCCCTTAACCCAATTCTTGGCATTAGCTACGTTCTCAGTGGTGCGGTCAGGAGTAAGGAAGGATCTACAGCCCATGCTAGGCCACACACCGCCTTTAAGCTCCTTCATAACCTTTGCGGAAATATAATCAGGAACCATTCGCTTGGCAGTACACTTAGCCGCCAGCTCAGTCAGGTAATAATACTTAGAATCAGGATGAATATTATCCTCATCAAGAGCATAAATGAGCTTTGGGAAGGCCGGAGTAACCCATACGCCAACTTCATTCTTTACACCCTGAATGCGCTGTTTTAACACTTCTTCAACAATTAGAGCTAAATCATCACGAGTCTGACCTTCTGGAACTTCATCGAGGTACATGAAGACGGTGATGAACGGAG